AAATCTAACGTGCGCCTTTGCTGTACCCTCTGCAACATACTCCATACCCACGCTGTTGTTCCCAGCGGCATCCTTCAGGGTGTTTACTCTAAGTTCGCTTGCCATTATGCTAGGTCTCCGTGTGAAAGAACAAAAACTCTGCTTTCATCCGCAGCGGAGTGTGAGGAGTTGTAAGTTCCAATTAATACAGTAGAAGCTGAACCACCACCCCTGTTATTGGCGTGATAAGCACCCGAACAAGTTGTGTGAGACCCTTCATTTGCGGAGTATGGGTTGGTCATATTTACCGTATACTGACCTGTTCCATCATCTGCGACACTTGCTTGATTGAAGCTGTCAACACCAGCAAAACTAGAACCATTAAAACGTGACCATACCTTACACAACCCCTGCTGAAGATTAGTTGTGGTTGAGTTGCCTTCGCCAGTAACGCTAATAGAGCCAGCGGTGGTTACACCTGTTAGTGCATCTACTTTAAGTAAACTAGCCATTATGCGAGGTCTCCTGCTACTAGTACTTGCATAAAGTTATCTACATATGCGCTACCATTATAGCTATAAGTAGTTACCCCAGTAGCTCCAGCCCAATCACAGAAAGAAGAGGTAGTGCCTACACTACGCATTGACGCAACTGGTGTGAAAACACTTGCAGTAAATGGATTAGTAAAGTTATGCGTTTGTTGTCCTGTACCCACATCAGTTAAAGATGCAATATTAAATCTTTCATAAAAATCAGTACCAGCACTATTTGTATTACTTCTCGCTTTTAAAAGACATGGGATTATATCTTGCGAAGCATTACCACCATCTGACACATAGGTAGATGTATTAGCCACCTTGACATTTGTACCGCCAGAGCCAGCCTTATCTACAATGGTATCTACATTTAACTGACTGGTCATACGATACTCCAATATCCGTTAACAGTGACGGTGGCATTGTCCTGTGTGATAGGGCCAGCCGATACGCCATTCTCATCGCTGTCAATCGTGATGTCTGCTGTGATGGTCTGCCCATTCAAACGGATGATGCTGTCATTGCCCTTGAATGGATAGCGTGTGTCAGCCTCTGCTTTGGTGTAGCTGTTGGCTACAGAGAATGTGTCATAGATAATCATCTCAACTACGTCATTGAGGGATGCCCCTGTGACCAGTACCATTGTTGTACCTGTCGTGGCTGTATAGTCTGTACCGGGTTTGAGTAGGACACCATTCTGATACACGTCCATGTACAGGCTATCCTGATAGGTCAGTACCTTTGCATCTTGGTCACTGCCACTAAAGCTAGTCTGTCCTGCTGTCGCCTGATATACAAAACGATTGCGAACTCCTACTGATGGGGATTTACCTATGTATGGCATCGTTCTTCCTTATGGTTTCGTAGGCCAAGTGACATCATCTAGTGATGTGGCACTGTCTGTGATGTCTCGTAGGGCTTGGCGGTATGTTGTCTGGGCAGATGTCATGGTTAGGTCTGATGATGCCCACCAATCCGTTTCTGCAATTAATCGGTCACGTTCTGCGCGGAGCAAACGCATAGGCTCTGCATTAACAAGTTCCGTTTTCTTAGCTGACACCTGTGACCAAGTTACACCAAAGTCGCTTGGTGTGGATGATTCAATAGCACTACCATTAGAGTCAGCACCAGTAACCTTACGGAACATCTGATTAAACTGAGCCTCCGTAGTTGGCTCACCACGAAGTACCCATTCGGTGATGCCTAGTTCAGTTAGTGCGTCTGTTACATTCATTGGGCAATCTCCATAGCCATAATTATCCTGTCATCAGCATTTGACCATTGATTAGTTAGCGTTCCACCGCTTTGTATTTGCGCTTGAAACTGCAATCGCATTGCGTTTGTTGTTCCGGCGGTGTTTATGTGAAAGTAGGGATAGTCTAACCACACAGTCGTGGCTTGATAATATGCTGCACTACCCATACGGTCGTTTGTATTCCATTTCGTATCGCTATTATTAGAATCTACAATTCTAAGTTGTGCATAGCCATCTTGGTCATTAAGGTTCATAGTAATTGTGGTTTGAACTACAATGATATTGCTTGATGATTTAGGCGTAATGTCTACATACCAATTGTCAATATCTGTAAAACTAGCACTGGTTGAAGAAAAATTATTGTTTATCACGTTGCGATATTTAACTTGAACCACAGTACCTTCTGGCAATCCACTTGTTGCCAAACCATCGCCTATTACTTGTGTCAGTGCCATCTACTTATCCTTATGCGTAAGGGCTATCGCCAAGTACGCTTGTGTCCCAAGCTGCTTTCAATGCTGCAATGTCTGAAGCACTACCAATTGCAGAAGCGGCTGGTGCATCACGCAGTGCGGCTTTCTTAGTTACTGATGCTGCTTTTGCATCTGCGTCATCAGCTTCTAGTGCTTTCATGTACACTACGTCCTCTGCATCAAGCAGTGGTGCGCGAACCTCACGGATTTTGTCCTTGAAGATTGCTTTGGCTGCTGTCATGTCTTCTGAGATGACTGAGCCATTCAATGACCATGCACCACGGAAGTGACGGTCAGCAGGGACAGTTGCAGTTGAAGCATCAATCTGATTCCCGTCCTTGTCTACGATGTATGTTTGTGCCATTAGGTTTCTCCTCTTAGGCTGCTAAATCAGTGACGCTAAGTTCTTCAGTAATCTTCCAAGCGTTGCGCCACTCTCGTGTACCCGGAAGCTGTTCTTTGCGGCAGATAACCATTTTAGGTTTGTTGCCTTCATCCCAATTGCGCCACACATGCTGTGGGCAATCTTTCATAATTAGGTATTCTATTGCTTGCTCTTCTGTCATAGCCTCTACAGGCTTTGTGTTATGTAGCAAGTGTCCTCTGGTATGCTTTACAAAGTCAGGCTTTGCTTCATCTTTAGCTAGTTCCCAATATACCTGTACAGGTGGCAGGATGCCGCCCTGTAACGCACAAGCCATCCAGTTAGGGTCAGGCACAAGTATCTTAGCGCACTCGTCAATGCTGTCCTCGTACACTACACGATAGTCAGACTGTACAGCATCTAGGTTTTCCTTTGCCCAGCATAGTCTGTCAAATAGGTGTGTGCCTTGAAACTGTGGTGTCTGCATTATGCTAGGTCTCCCAAGTTTGCAACTCCAAAAAACGCAACATCAAGAGGACTAGACCCGTTTGCTACAATCAATTCATAACGAGACGAGCCGCTTGCTGGGGCATTTGAGGATTTTTGCTGACACGGTGTTCTCATAGCTGTGTCGGTGTTTCCACCCATACCTACATGAGTATAATTTGCATTTCCGAAAGTAGAGGTAAACGACAGCGTGTAGTCCCCGGCGGCATTGTCTGTGATGCTGCCGTTGTTAAGGCTGTCTTGAGCAACAGGTGTGCCAGATGAGCCGTTGATGTTTGTCCACGCCTTCGCACTACCATTCACCACATAAGATGTATCCAGAGAACCTGCGGTGCTGTGTTCTAGGGTATCTGCTTTGATTTTTCCTAGTGCCATTATGCTAAGTCTCCCGCTACACCACATCCATCAATCAAGTGACTATCTGTAAAATTGCCATTAGATGCAGAAGTGCTACCGTACATTGCGGCATAGTTTATATTGCTTGATGCCTGTGTATAAAAATGATGGCTTGCACCGCCTCTACTACTGCCTGAATTTCCATCAGCAATCATACCATCTATGACAAAGAAATTTCCGCTACTCATATTATTCGTGAAAGCCTGTTGTTTTCTACCAGTAGACACATCTGTAATTGAACTGCAATTAAAACTGTCATCCGCAACAGGTGTACCGCCACCAGAATAATCTGCCCAGACTTTAATCAAACCCTGCTGCAAGCTAGTGGTCGTGCTATTACCTTCACCTGTTACAAGGATAGACCCAGCGGTGCTTGTGCCAGTGAGTTTGTTTACTAGTATCTCACTCATGCGAGGTCTCCCATTGCACTTGTCATAACTTCGTCTACATCAGCCCCAGCAGTGCCTGACCAAACAACATCAGCAGTTTGTGTTTGATAACCGCTAGTTGTTTTTGTTGCGCCCCTACGCAGTGCTATAGCTGGACAAAGAGCGTTTGAAGTGCTGTCTATATAGTGGCCAAGACCTGTGACAACATAGTTTGCATTACTCATATTATTTGACAAGGTAAGTGAAATATTACCAGCCTCTACGTCTGTCTGGCTACTAAGGTTAAATGAATCAAGCACAGAAAGACTTGACCGCTGGTCAAAGTTGCTCCAAGCCTTTGCCGCATGTTGCCTCGTCAGCGTAGCCGCGCCACCGCCTGTGCTTTGTATGGTATCTGCTTTTAATGTACTCATAGCGTCACCAATGTCCCACCGCTTTCAACGGTTAATGTAACACCAGAAGCCACAGTAAACGGACCAGTTACGTTGGCGTTCTCTGTAGCTAGGATGGTTGTATTTGCTGTAAGGGATTGTGCGTTGGTACGGAATAAGCCACCAGCCTTGAAGTTACCCTTGTTCTCAGCGGGTGGTGTAATCGTACCAGCTTGAGGTGCTAGGTAATTTACAAAGATGTTGCCTGTGCCAGAGGAAGGAGCAGCAGTGAATGTGAGTGTAGTGCCATCAGGAATGGTATAGGCTGCTGTATCCTGCACGACACCATCAACTGACACCAATACGTCTTGCACAGAAGATACTGTTGTAGTTAATGTAAATGTGGTATCGCTACCGTCACCATTAAAGCGTTGCACAGCTTTAGTAGCTTGGTAGGAACCCGGAACTTTCTGACCAATATACGGCATTATTTATTCCTTATGAACTGATGGTATCAACTACGGAAACCCAAACATCTGCACTTGATGCAGTATCACTCTTTACGTTAAGTATATCGCCAGATTGCATTACAACCTTTGCTCCACCATCCAAGACCTGTAAGGCTGAACCTACTGGAATTGGGGCATCTTTAATGATATAGTAATCATCAGTGCCACCTGCGCCAGTGATATATACATCCATTAAGATTTGGGTAGTTGTAACATTAGCAATATTGATACCAATAAGAGCATCATCGGAGTTAGCGGTACGTAAAACTACTTCACTTGTACCAACATTCCTTGCAATGTTTCTTTCAAAATCCTGTGCCATATCTTCTCCTTATAAGGCAATCGCCATGGCCACTGCGAAGCCAGCAGTTGCACCTGCAGATGGTAGGTTAGTCAACTGTGACCCATCTACTCCCGGCAATCTGGCAGAACCGTCTAAAACAATCGCATTGCCAGCAGATGTTCCAGTGTTCAAAACCGCTGCTGTTCCTAGTCCTAATGAAGTACGTGCAGTGCCGGCAGTCTCTAGTACAAAGTTAGAACCGTCGCCTACAATAAAGCCACCGTCTGTGACCGCTAGTCCAGCTACATCTGCAAGTTGTGCATCATATGCCTGTACATCACTGCCAATAGCTAAACCAAGATTTGTACGTGCTGCAGATGCACTGCTCGCATTCGTACCGCCGTTAGCAATAGCAACTGTACCGGATAACTGGGCTACACCAATTGTTTTATTAGTTAATGTTTGTGTAGCTGTAGTACCTACAAGTTCTTGATTGCCCCCCGCAGGTAATGTAAGTGTGTTAGTTACAGATGCAGAGTGTGGCTGTGGTTGAACTGTTTGTGCATGGGCGTTACTGCTTTCACAGTAGAACTTAACTTGTGAGCGTGTTCCTGTGCCTGTGCGGATGTCTACAAGGCCATCAGATATAGATACGCCACCACTAGAACCGTTACCATCAAGATTAACTTTACCAGTACCGTTAGGCAAAATGTCAATATTAGCATTTGATGTAGATACAATGTCATTGCCGTTGACATCTAAATCACCACCTAGTTGTGGGCTTGTGTCATCTACAACGGCATTAATACCACTACCTGCAGCAGTAATAGCGGATACAGAAACTTTACGTAAAGCAGTAGCGGAGTTGTCGTACAACAATACTAAGTCATTAGAAGCATCTACAGTGGATTCTGCAGTCTGACCAGTAATCACTGTGGAATCTACAGCAATATCATTAGCATTAGCAGTAATACCTGCACCACCAATGACGTTAAGTGTAACATCACCTGATGTACCACCACCTGTCATGCCTGTACCAGCAACTACAGAAGTAATGTCACCTACAGGTATAGCAGCTACTTCAGCATCTACATAAGCTTTAATTGATTGTTGGGTAGCAAGATGAGTGGCACTGTCAGATGCCATATTATCTTCATCTTTAATTGATGTTCCACTTATTGTACCGTTTAGGACAGCACTTGTCAAGGTTTTATTTGTTAATGTTTTAGTACTTTGTGCTAGATAAGTATCAAACGTATCTACTGATGTCTGGCGCATTGTGCCATTATCATTAGTCAAGATACCATCACCACCCGCTACGGCTGTTGTACCTACAGTAGAGCCGCCATCTGTCAGATTAAGTTCTGCTGTTGTAGCTGTAACGCCGTCAAGGATATTTAACTCAGCAGTAGTAGAGGTTACACCATCTAAGATATTTAGTTCTGCTGCTGTTGATGTAACGCCATCTAGTATGTTAAGTTCTGCAGTGGTGGCTGTTACACCATCCATGATATTCAACTCTGCTGCAGTAGCTGAGATAGCTGTACCGTTAAAGTTGATAGCGTCTAAATATGCAACACCGTCTATGTATAGGTCTTTCCATTCTGCAGAGGAACTACCAATGTCACGAGTGTTATCACCGTCAGGGATTAGGTCTGCACCAAGAGTACCAGATACAATTACGTTGCCTGATAGGGTCATAGTGCCAGCAATGTTAGCAGCACCAGCTATGTTTAAGTCTTTAAACTTTTTAGAACTAGAGCCTAAATCAATATCGTTGTTAGTGGTAGGCTCAATAACTCCATCTTTGACTACAAACTGTTCTGTACTAGTACCGCTTACGTCAATATTAAATTCTACTTGGTTATTAGTATCATCAACAACAACTTTGTTTTTAGGCGTGGCAACTCCAGGGTCTCCAATCAAACCAATGACTGGGCCTTCAGCGGCTGTGCCATCGTGTTTGTGACCTGTTGTGTTATTGAAACTACTTAGTAGTTGGTTAAACTCATCGTTACTGTCTGCTGCGGTGATAATATCGCCATCAGCAAAACTCGATTGTCTAGTATAACCTGCCATTTATTATCTCCTTGCGTCAGCTTGAAACTCTAGCTGAAATCCTTTTAATGAGTAGGGGGCTGAAGTACCTCTATCGTTTACCCGTAGGGCTACAGCAAAGCCACTACCTTCAATTGGTTGTCTTACTAAGGGGTTTGACTGTCCACCATAAGTAGCTGTACCATATAATGATGAACCGTAAATAGCCACAGATGTAGCAGTATCAAATGGATAGGCCGCTGCTCGGGCTACGTTAGGTGCTTCATAATCGTATCTAACAAACAAATCTGCGTTAACGGCAGCTTCTGGGGCGTAGTTAATAATAACTCGTTGAAATGACTTACGTATTCCAGCATCACCCATAGTCAAATCAGGTGAACGGTATTTACCTGTTACATTGTTACCGTCAAAGTCATTGCCTTGTTCTTGTCGATATACGTACCCATCAAACTCGCCATGTAGTACAATACTTTCACCACTAACCGTAACAAAATCAGTGCTACTAGGACGTATTCCTAAAATATCCGCAAACTCAAAACTTTCATTTTTTCTTACGCATATAACTCCTGTAGTTTTTGAACGTACGGTATTTGAGTTACTAAAGAAAATGCGGTATTGTGTTTTGTCAGGAATTACCACAGAGGTAAATTCATCTACGTCTGATACACCTGCAAAACGTTCCTGTATCTGTCGGCTAATTGTACCAAGTTCAACGTCACCAATGTTTGCAGTACCAGCAACAGTACGTAATCCATCAGGCCCAAGAAAGATTATGTCTCCACCAAATTCTTGAATGGTTCTACCGTTGAGACAACCAATTTCTCGTGTTACTGGTTGTAGTTGAAAGTCAGCAATAGTATTTCCAACTAACTTAAATATACGTTCTTCACAAAAGATAAATAGTGAATCACGGAAAGGAAACAAACCGGTTATATTGCTGTCTACGTTAATACTACCAGCACCATTAGCTGTGCTAAAATCTGTATCTGTGTATGGTGCGGTAAATACTAATTCTTGTGGTGTGCTAGACATACCAGCAAAGAAAAGAGAATTTTTATATCCGGTAACAAACTGGGGATTAGCAGGTGCGCCTGTAGCGTTAATGTCAGTTACTGTAGTGTTATCGTATTTAGATGCATGATTAGCACCATCTGCCCAAACAATAAAGTCTGTACCACCTAGTGTGTACCTAAAGAAAGTATATACACCGGCGTTACTTCTGCCTGTGTCAATCTGTGTCCAGCTACCTGTAGTGCCACCCTTATGTACTTTGCCACCACGTGCAGCAATGATATTGCCTTTGAAGTAAGCTGACATAAGTACAGCTTCTGATGCACTAGCATCTTGTGGTACAATATTAGAGTTCCACTTAGTGTAGCCAGAAATGCGTCTATAGCCACCTTGAATATCCGGCTCAAAGTTAGTTAGTTCAAGTGCCATTCCGGGCTGCATAGCAAAAGTAGATTGGTCAAGAACCAGCCCACCTTGACACGCAAATACAAACGGATTAAGGCCAGTTTCATCTGCCATGTTTTACCACCTTAAAATACTGCACTGTTTCCATACCTTTGCAAGTATGGAATATAGGTGGAACGAATGTAGTCTGCCCTATTCAGTAATAGGGTTTGCATCTGTTTAATACCTTCTTCAAACCGGGCAAAGTTAAGCCCATACTGTTGTGCTTCACCACGATACTGATATGAATATGCAGTTGCACCATCTACAATAACCTGTCTAAATTGTTCAGGAATTGTAGGTACATCAGTTGCGGCAACTAGTAAGGTTGGCCTATCAAAGTATTCATACACCAATTCATAAGCTTTGTTTGGATATGGGTATAAGCCAAAGTTATTGTCTGGGGTTCTAAAAACAAGATTTGGAATACCCCCAGATGTAAATTGCGCAACGTTTGTAGTATCTGCGTGCAATACAGCAGTAGTACCAGATGTACCACGTGTACAACCAGTGAAAGTGGTGCTGGTTACGCCCGTGTATGTAATGGTCTCATTCTCAATTTGAATGGAGCCGGTTGTTGAAAATCCTGCTGTGCTTACTACTGTAATAGTCGTAGCGGTATTAGTAATTGCCCCGTTTAAGGTAGTGGACTCAACGTCATTTTCTTGTACTATGTATCTTTGAGTATATTCTTTATAGTCTATAATTCTTAAAGTAATTCCAGCAGAAGCTAGGTCAGAATTTTTACTGATTCTAAAAGAATCATAATCTATTGATTGGGCAGCAGTAGGTATAGTATACCTAGTAGTACCGGGAATTAAGTTTTGAGTTTGGGTTTGATGAGTAAAAGACCAGCCAAATTCTCGTTGGTTAATATAATTAATAGCGTCATTAACTGCATTTTGGCATTGGATTTGAAATCCACGAGCAGAAGTAAAGTTTGCAGCTGTAAGCGAAACCTCATTCATACGCGCAATAACTTCGTTAGTTAATCCTAAATAATCATATGCCATTGCACATCCTTAAATAAAAATATAAGTAAAGGGGCAAGTTGCCCTGCCCCCTTACATTAGTCTTTAAGCAACGTCACGTGCTACTTCTTGAGCAGTCAAGTCACCTTCGTCATTGCAATCCATGATTACAGCCCAGATACGCATCTTACCAGTAGTAACTGCGCCACCTGAAAGTGTAACAAGTTTCAAGTCAATGTTGTCATCAGCAACAGCCATCCGTGGAGAATAGGCTGCTGGGTTCTGTGCTACAACACCTGCTGCAGAAGTTCCGTCGAAACCATCGACAAAGTCTTCAGCGGCAATCATGCCCAAGTCTACTGTAAGAGTAGAACCGTCAGAGGCAGTATCGACTTCAATACCTGCATTCATAACCATCATGCCCTTTTTAACAGCAATTACTGGAATGACATCGCCAGCGGCAAGTGCGCTACCTTTGTCAGACAGTGCTGTTGCAAAGTCAAATGTGGTTTGAACCATGTAAAAGTTGCGACCACGCTGCGAGTTGCCACGTGCCGCTTGGAGTGTATTATCACCTAATGCCATAATTCAATCTCCTCTACAGCAAGCAGTATTTGGCGTTAACAAGACCTTCAGGACGAAGAATCTTGCGGCCATACAGATGCATACCACGGACAATGTCAGCGAAGCTGTCAGGGTCACGATATGTTTCCGTCTTATTGATTTGGTCAGCAGTAGCAACGGCTGAAGAATGACCAGCAACAATCATGCCAAAGTTATTAGCATTAGTTCCACCTGTAGTAGATGGGCCAGTACCAATAGAAGGCAGGTTGTTAGAAACATGGACTTGGAATCCATGCAGGTTATTCAAAATCAAACCATTCTGTAGACCAGAACCACCAAAGTCAGAATCAAACAAACGTGAGTCTTCATCTTTTAGTAGTTCAACGAACACTGGGTCAATTACCAACCAACGACCTTGTGACTCTACGTTTTGCAAGTCAAGTTGACGAGCCATACGTGCAATCACAGTC